GATTTAATTCTTGCAGAATTCCTTCCTGCGTCTGAACTTGCGCCATATGATTTTGATGAGGAGGACTATTATGCCTCAGAAGAAAAATAGCCCTGCATACGGGAAGGGTGATTGGAAACGCCCCGTAGACGAGAAGAAGTTCTCAAAGAACTGGGACAGAATATTTGGAAATAAAGATACCAAGCGGGAGGTAAACACTGATGAAAATGGATCTTCTACAACTTCTTCTAAATAAAGAATTCTATAATCATAACAAACATAGAGTACACCCATCGCAGTTTGATGGGTCAGACCTTAAACCTATCTATCGTACTATTGTCGATGCTCATGAACGTTTTGATGGAGACCTATCAATAACTGAAGTTGAGGCTTTGTACGAAAGCAAAAATCCTACGATGGGTCAAGCCAAGCTTGAGAACATCAAGATGCTATTAAGAGAGATAGATAAAAAGACATCTATGAGTCCTGAAATAGCTGAAGAAGTTCTTGCAAATAACTTTGCATCGAAGATTGGTAGCGACATTGCTATGATAGGATGTCGTATGGAAGATGGTGAGATAAAAGATTTACTCCCATTAAAAAAGTTGATAGAACAAGTTGGAGATGCAATCGTCTTCAAAGAGAATATAACTCATTGCAGTACGGACATAGAACAATTGTTAGAAGATAATTCAATAGATAATAGGTGGTTATTTAACCTAAGAACTTTACGTAACCGTGTCCCCGGTGTTGGTGCAGGGGAGTTATGTATTGTATTTGCGAGACCTGAAACGGGCAAGACAGCGAGCCATATATCTATGTGCTATGGCCCGGGAGGCTTTGCTGATCAAGGTGCCTCAGTTCACACAATGGTGAATGAAGAACCTGCCAAGCGAACGATGCTGAGAGCTATCTCTGCGTGGACTGGTATGAGCCGTTCAGAGATAGAGGATGATCCTAAGTATGCGGCAGAAGAGTGGGCAAAGATAAAAGATAATGTCAACATGTTTGACGCACAGGGAGTATCTTTAAATGAAATTGATGTCTATTGTGAAAGGCATAAGCCTGACGTTCTTATTGTGGATCAATTGGATAAAGTGGCTGTTAACGGGCAGTTCCAAAGGACCGATGAGAAGTTACGAGAAATATATATTCAAGCACGAGAAATCGCAAAGCGGCACAATCTCGCATTTATTGCCGTTAGCCAAGCCTCCGCAGAAGCCCAAGGGAAGACTATCCTCAATCCTTCAGAGATGGAAGGAAGCAAGACAGGAAAGTTTGCGGAAGCTGACTTGATCATAGGCATTGGCTGTCACTCTGTAGGCATGGATGAAGAGCCAGACTTTACTAGGCATTTAACTGTTGGGAAGAATAAAATTACTGGTTGGCACGGCACTGTCGTTTGTTTAATTGAACCTAGAGTATCCAGATATGTTGATTAATGGGAGACGCTATCTTGTTGTGGATGTTGAGAATACAGTACAGCGGGATAGCGATGGGAGGATTGATGGTAGTCCTTTTAACGAGAATAACTATTTAGTATCTGTCGGTGCATGTTTTGTATCGGATGATTTAACACCAGAAAAAGTAACCTACGAATTCTTTGCACACAATGATCTGCCTGCAGATTTCTCCGGTGAGCAAGGCTTCAAGAATATCCAGAAGATGATTGATGATGCGGATGTTCTTGTAGGACACAACCTCAAATACGATTTACATTGGTTACGTGAATCAAACTTTAACATCAAAGGCAAAGGTTATTTCTGTACAATGATTGGGGAGTACGTTCTTTCCCGTGGGCAGAAAAGAAGCCTGTCATTGGACGAAACAGCAAAACGTCGTAAAGTACATCTCAAGAAGGCAGAGCTTGTCTCTGAGGCGTTTTCTAAAGGTGTAGGCTATGAGGCTATGCCATTATCCGATGTAGATGAATACGGACGCTCTGACTGCGTCTCATGTGCAGAAGTCTTTTTATCTCAATTAAAAGAGTATGGGACAGAAGACTCCAAAGGTCTTGTGCCTACACTTAGTATGATGAATGAGATGATGTACATCCTTTGCGACATGGAAAAGAACGGTATCTGTATTGATACTGGTATGCTGTCCAAGATCGAGCAGGATTATTTAATTGAACAGAAAGAACTTCAAGATACAATGGAAAGAATCTGCAGAGAAGTGATGGGAGACATCAAGATTAACTTGAATAGTCCTGCACAGTTGTCTGAAGTCATTTACTCCCGCAGAGTTATTGATAAGAATGAATGGAAGGACCGCTTTAATATTGGACTAAACGCCCAAGGTAAACCTTTGTACCGCCCCTTTATGACTCCTGCTGATTTTAAGTTTGAAGTAGAGCGCATGACCAAGCCTGTAAAAAAATGCACGGCAAGTGTTTGCGATAAGTGTGAGGGCAAGGGCACAGTACCCAAAATGAAAAAGGACGGTACTCCTTATAAGAAAGAACCTAAGTGTGCTACATGTAACGGTCTTGGGATTAAGTACACGTATTTAAACGAAGTTGCAGGATTGCAATTGACAACGTCTAACGTTAACGATGTATCTGCTAACGGTTTTGTTACATCAAAAGATAATGTAAATAAACTATTATCTCAGGCCCGGCGCAAACGTAATGAGACAGCCGTGTTGTTCTTAGAATCCATGAAGAGACTTAACGCTGTGTCTACATACCTTACTTCTTTTGTTAAAGGCATAGAGCGCAATACACGGCCTTCTAGCTTACTTCACACAACATTTAATCAGTGTCGTACTGCGACTGGTCGCCTGTCATCCTCAGACCCTAACTTCCAGAATCAACCCCGTGGGGGAACATTCCCTGTAAGACGGGCGGTGGTTAGCAGATTTGCTAAAGGAAAGATTATGGAGGCTGACTTCTCGGGACTAGAGTTTAGAGTAGCCGGTGAGCTATCTAAAGACGCACAGATCTTTGAGGATGTAACAACAGGTAAAGATGTACACAAACAAACTGCGTCTATTATTAATCAGAAGTCAGTGCTAGAGATTACAAAAGATGAAAGACAAAAAGCAAAAGCCTACACATTTGCTCCGTTGTATGGTGGCACAGGTGCAGGAGAACCTGATCATGTTCGTAACTATTTCAATCAGTATTTTGATATCTACACCGGGCTGTCGGCATGGCACACTCAATTAAAGAATCAAGTAATTCAGACTAATACAGTTACCCTCCCGTCAGGCAGACAATTAAGGTGGGACAATGTGGAAAGACAAAGTTCTGGACGAGTAACCTACGCAACCCAGATTGTAAATTACCCTGTGCAATCTTTTGCTACAGCAGACATTGTGCCTCTTGCTTGTATCCGTGCCTTTAAAGAACTGCGTAAAGCTAAAGCTAAATCTTTATGTGTGTTAACTGTACATGATAGTATTGTTTTGGATGTACACCCTGATGAAGAAGATTTATGTATGAAAATTTTAGTTACTGCCATGAAAGAAGTTGACGACGAATTAAAACGGCGGTACAATTATCAAATGGTCATGCCTCTCGATATTGAGATAAAGAGTGGCCCTAATTGGTTAGAAGGAAACGTAATCTATGAATAATCTACCCGCAGATGTCCAAGCAATGGACACAAATCAACTCCTGTCAATGATGTCAGGAACCTCTTCAAAAAGTTCTTCAGAGCAGGAATCTAGTAACCTGCTACCCTTGTTGCGTATGAATCATCAGGAAGAAGATGACGATGGCAACGAGTTGAAGAAAGGCACGTTCTTTATCGCAGGGCAGGACATTGAACGTGTCTACGCCAAGGAGGTTACCTTCCGGGCATTGGGCGATTTTATGCAGTATCTGCATTACGACACTGCGCAAGAAGGCACAGTAAACCGCACAATCATCCACACGATGGGTCAAGAGCCTATCGACGAAACAGGGACGCTTCGCTGTGGTCGCCCGGAAGGTAAGGTCTTCCACGCAATGGATCAAAAGGAAAAGAGTAAGTACAGCGGAATTACTTGCTTCCGCTATCTGTATGGCCTTGTTTCTTACACTGGCCAGAATGGTGCAGGTGAAACTATTGAAGTCCCAGAGACTCCTGTATTGTTTCGAGTCAAGGGTGCGTCATTCCTTACCTTTACGAATGAAGTTACCAAGCCTTGTGCCGAACAAAATATTCCATTCCAGAATGTTCCTACCACGGTAACTAACGAGCGTAAAAAGAATGGTGGCGTAACTTACTTTGTTACACACTTTACACCTGACTTCAAATCTAAGTCGGAGATATCTCCTAATGATGTAGAAATCATGAAGCATGTGTTGACTTCTATCAAATCAATTAACGATGAAATTAAGCGCAAATACAATGAGGCGATTAAATCAAAGTCCTCTTACAGCAATGAAAGCAATGTTGTAGATGCTGTTGAAGTATTTGCAGTGGTAGACGATTAATGAAGCTACCAAACATGAACGAGGTTCTTGTTAAGAACTTCCTACAGAGGGCGGCCCAAGAGCCGCCTGATGTCCCTTTGGACGATCTAATTGAAGAAGCAGGAGAAAACTTCAAATCTTCTTTACGTAAACAATTCCAATCTGATCGTCGTAGCTTTGGTATCCGCATGTCGAATGTCGGTAGGCCATCCTGTCAGTTATGGATGCAGAAGCATCGTGCAGAAGAGCAGGAAGATAAACCTTACGATTTCATTATGAAAATGTTAATGGGTGATGCAATTGAATGTATTTCTCTATTCGTAATGAAAGCCGCAGGTGTCAATGTTCAGGATGTTAGCGGCAAGGTAACTTTAGACTTAGACGGTAGACAGATTGATGGTGAGTACGATGTCATCATTGACGATAAAGTCTGGGACGTTAAGTCAGCCTCCCCGTATTCTTTCCAGAACAAGTTCAAGGACTTTGAAAGCCTCGCCAAGGACGATACCTTTGGGTACGTATCTCAGGGTTTTGGCTATGCAGAAGCTTGTGGTAAGAAGTTTGGTGGGTGGATCGCAGTTAATAAAGTTACAGGTGAATGGAAGTTTGTCGAAGCAGATAACTCTCAAGAAATGCACCATGAAGTTTTAAGTAACATTAAAGATACCTATGATTTAATTGCATCAGATAGTTCAGAGTTTAAACGTTGTTTTGATGACGTAGAAGAAACCTACCGCCGTGTGCCTACAGGTAACCGGCATATCTGTCGTACATGTGGATTCTGTGAGTTTAAGCACACTTGTTGGCCTAACCTTCAGTATCGTGAGTCTACGGCAAGTCAGGCTCGTGTGAAGCCTTGGAAGTATTATACGGTGTATAACGAAGACAATGGCATTCAGTAACGCGGCAAGAAAATATGGCTATAGATCAGGCCTTGAGCAAAAGGTTGCTGAACAAATTAAGAAGAAGGGTATACGTGTTAAGTACGAGGACCCTTCCTCAAAAATTGAATTCGTGCAACCCGCTTGTACTAGAACGTATACTCCTGATTTTATTTTGCCTAACGGCATTGTGGTTGAGACAAAAGGGCGGTTCACCTTAGAAGATCGAAAAAAACATTTGTGGATTAAGGCACAGCACAATGGGCAAATAGATATCCGATTTGTTTTTTCTAGCTCAAAAACTAAAATACGTAAAGGCTCTAAAACATCTTATGGAGACTGGTGCAATCAACACGGTTTCCTTTACGCAGATAAATTAATCCCAGAGGAATGGTTTAATGAACATTAATATAAAAGATGACGAGGCCTTTGTTAAATTGTCTATCAGCGAAGATGGCTCCTTACAATGTGCTTACGGTTTCAATATCACCCGTCCACCTGAAGATGCTGACCCAGAAGATGAAAGTGTACAGGCTGTCTTATCCGCAATAACTTTATTGTCAGGGGTAGTCATATCAATACAAAACTACCCAGATCAATTAATGGAAATAGGTGAGCAAGCAATAGACTCAGGAGAATTTGATGTTTCTTCCATAACAGATTTAGAAACACAAGAGTTTATGAATAGCTTATCTGAAGAAGATTTAGACCTACTGACTGCTCCTACGGAGGGTGTGCAATGAACGATGAATTCCATTTAGATGATATATCCACAATAAACTTAATTGACTTAGATACTCAAGACACTATAACTGTAAGGCTCGACGAAAACAATAGAGCAACTCTAGTCGAGACATTAGACGAAATTAAAAATCCCTCTCATTACAAGAAAGAAAACGGTATTGAGACTATCGAGTTTATTAAGGCTGTGTTAACACCTGAGCAGTTCACTGGGTACTTACTAGGTAACTGCATCAAATATGCCTCCCGCTTTAATGAAAAAGATACCCCTATTAAAAATGCTATCAAGATCGATTGGTACTCAGAATTCTTAGAGCAGTTTTTAATTGCTAAGAAGGCAAGTGATGAG